GTGTCAAACAAGCAGGAGTAGCTTATGCGAAACTGGACACGATGAACAAGGAAAGGAACATAAACTTTTATAAGGTTTGATTTAAACTTTATAGAGTTTTATAAGTTTTCTGTAACGGTGATACAATGGATACTTAATTTAAAGATTAAAGTTCAAGCGCAAACAAAACAAAAAATAAATAATATAAAAATAAATAAAAGGAGAGATTGTATTAATGGAAATTAGAGAAGCACTAAACGAAGTTTTTATTGAGGGTATTTTAAAAGAAAAGAATTTAGAATTAGCAACAGTTAATTCTGAAAAAGGAAAGCAAGACGTTATCCGTGGTGAGTTAATTATTACCACAGACGAAAAGTCTGAACACAAAGTAAGAGTATTTGCAAACAAACTAACAAAAGACAATAGAGAAAATTCTGTTTATAAAGGTCTTGTCACTGTAATGGAAGAGTATGTATCTATCGCTGATGCTTTAAAGAATGGTGCGACAGCAGAAGAGGCTAAAAATTTAGCTACAAAAGTTAGAATTACTAAAGGAAGATTGGGTATTAATGATTATTATACCCCCACAGGTGAACTTAGAAGCTATCCTCAAATTACCACAAATTTCGTTAATCGTGTTGATGAAACAAAAGGATTTACTCCTAAAGCTGAGTTTACTGTTGAGATGTTTTTTAAGGCTATAAAAAAGGAGATTAAGAACGGAGAAGAAACAGGAAGGCTTATTATTGAAGGTATTGTTCCTATGTATGGTGGAGTGGTCGCTCCTATTACTTTTGTAGCTGGCGATGAAGACACTGTAAATTATCTTGAAATGAACTATGAAGTAGGAAAGACGGGAAAAGTTTGGGGAGAAATAGTTAATGTTGTAGAAACCACTGTAAAAGTAGAAAAAGGGTTCGGTAAATCTAAAGAGAAGATTATTGTTAATGTATTAAACGAACTTGAAATCACAGGAGGAGAAGAAGAGCAGTATGACGAAGATGATGAAAGATCTTATTCGGTAGATGTTATTAAAGCTGCTTTAGCAGAAAGAGATATTTATCTTGATGAGTTAAAAAAGAAGTCAAAGGACAATTCTAAATCAACTACAAAAAATACATCAAAACCAAAGAAAGAATTAAATTTCTAAAATATATATAATAGCGTTTTGTGGTGTTCGCTTGAAAAACCACACACAAAACAAAAAATAACAAAAAGGAGATTGATGTTTACATATGTCATTAGATATTTTTAACCCTTCAGTAAGTGTGGTATCATATGATTTAGCTGGCAAAACAATTTTGGTTTACGGAAGTAATAGAACAGGAAAGACAAGACAGGCTTGTAGACTACCGAAACCATATTATTTAGCTTTTGAAAAAGGTATAAATGCAATAGCTGGAATACCTTTTGCACCAATTCAAAAATGGTCTGATTTTGTAAAGATTAATAAACAGTTAACAAACCCAAAAACTTTAACACAAGCACAAGAACTTTATCAAACTATAATTTTTGACACTGTTGAAATGTCGGCTTTAATGTGTCAAGACTATATATGTCAACAATTTGGAGTTCAAAGAATTAAAGATGGAAATGAAGGTTTTGGTTTATGGAAAGAGTATGAAACAGAATACTGGAAGCAAATTAATTTACTTACTGGTGCAGGTTATACCGTATATTTTATTAGCCACGAAACAACAAGAACATTTCAGGATGAAGAGGGCAAAGAATATGAGAAAATTTATCCCTCCGGTGATAAGAGAAGCATTGATCCTATTTGTAATCTTGTTGACGTAATAGCCTACGCAGCCGTTAACGGAGTAGATGAAGAAGGAAAAGAAATCAAAAGCTCATTATATATGGTAAATACAAAGAAGTTTCATGCAGGTAGCAGATTTGATTATTTACCCCCTTGTCTTGAAGAGTTTACAGCAGAAAATCTACAACAGGCTATAGCTGAAGCTGTAAAAAAGCAAGAGGAAGTTGAAGGTATAAAAAGTGTAGATTATTCAAAATTTAAAGAACAATATGAAGTGAAATCTTTATCATTTGAGGAATTACAAGAAAAAATTAAAGAAATTGCTTTAAAGTTAAATGATGCGGGCAGAGTAGATGAATATACAGAAATTATTGAAACATATCTTGGAACAGGTGCTAGAGTTAGTGAGGCAACAAAAAAACAAACCCAACAATTAGAACTTATACTAAATGATTTAGAAGCATTAGAAATATAATTGTTTATTGATGTAGAGGGAGGGGTATCCCTCCTTCTAATATCAACTGGTAAAGGGTGATTATATGGCAAGAAAACCGACATGTCCTAAATGTCACAAACTTATTGAAAAAAATGAAAATGTAAAAACATATAAAAATAAAAAATATCATGTTTCTTGTTATAAACAAATTGTGCAAGAAATTTATCAAACTAAAAATACACAACAAGACGATAAACAGGAATTATATAAATATATTTGCGAACTTTTTAATATAAAAGAACTTACTCCCATGATAAAGGCTCAAATTGAAAAATATTATACCGAAAATGAATTTACATATAACGGAATGTATTACACATTAAAATATTTTTTCGAAATATTAGAAAATGATACTTCCAACTGTGAAGGAATTGGAATTGTTCCATATATGTATGAAGAAGCTAAAGAGTTTTATTTATTAAAAAATAAGTTAGGCGAGAAAGAATTTAAAATAGACAATTGTGTTATACCAAAAACAGTAAAAGTTAAAGAACAAAAAGAGCAAAATCCATATCTTATACGAATGGAGGAATTATAGCTTGAATGTACGATAAAATGGCGATTTTAAATGTATTAGGATCATTAATAATAAAACCTGATTTATTGTTTGAAGATAAATATTCATTAACCACTAATGATTTTCCTGAAAGATTTCATCAAATTGTTTTTACAGCGATTAATAATTTAATACATAGTGGAGCTGTGTCAATAGGTGTAATTGAAATAGATAATTATATAAGTAATTATGAAAAACAATATAAAATTTTTAAAGACAATGACGGAATGGATTATGTGGAAAAAGCAATAGAATATGCCAAAATTGAAAACTTCGAACATGATTATAATAAAATAAAAAAATATAGTCTGCTAAGGGATATGGTAAAACAAGGATTTGATATATCAGAAATCTATAATAATGATATTGTAGATATAAAATATCAAGAAGAAATGCAAGAAAAATTTGACAACATGAGTTTAAATGATATAATCGAACATTTTGATAAAAAAATAGCTGAAATAAAAGAAAATTATTACAAAGAAGACAGTCAAATAGGACAACAGGCTGGGAAAGGTATGAAAGAACTTGTAGAGGAATTAAAACAAACTCCTGAAATGGGTGCTCCATTAAATAGCAATATTTTTAATACAATTGTTAGGGGAGCAAGATTAAAAAAATTATATATGCGTTCATCACCAACTGGATGTGGAAAAACAAGATTAGCAGTTGGGGATATATGTTTAATATCTGTTCCTTACATATATGATAAAAAAACTAAGTCATGGGTTACTAATGGGTTTTGTGAACCAAGTTTATTTATAACAACAGAGTTAGAAATACAAGAAATACAAACATTAATGATAGCTTATGTAGCTGATGTTGATGAATCTCATATTTTAGATGGAAAGTATAAAGACGATGAAGAAGAAAGAGTATTAAAGGCAATAGAGTACATAAGTCAATCTCCATTATACATTGAACAAATACCTAATTTTAATATTGATGATATTGAACGCACAGTAAAAAAATACAAAATAAATAAAAATATTAAATATGTATTTTTTGACTATGTCTTTATGAGTGTGAAAATGCTTGTAGAAATTGCAACTAAATCAAAAGGTATAAAATTAAGAGAAGATAATGTATTATATATGTTTATAGAACGAATGAAATTTTTATCTAATAAATTAAATATTCATTTTAATACATCTACTCAATTAAATGGAGAATGGAAAAATGTAAAAGATGCCGATCAAAATTTATTAAGAGGATGTAAAGCAATGGGAGATAAATTAGACGTAGGTGTAGTCAATCTTCCAGTGACAAAAAAGGACTTAGAAATGTTACAACCAATTTTATCAAAAGGTTTTTATAAAGAGCCTAATTATGTTTACCACATATATAAAGTTAGGCGTGGCAAATTTAATAAAGTAAAGTTATGGTTATATGTAGATTTATCAACTTGTAGAGTGTACGATCAATTTCTTACAACAAATGAATATGAGATTATACCAATAGAATCTACTTCAATAGAAAAAATATTAGATATGACCGAAGATGATGAAGTAACAAATATAACAGAACAAGAAAACGAAGATGATTCTCCATTCATATATTAAGGGGTGGATAATCATGGACGCAAAAGAAATACGAGACAACTTAACAGACGAACAAATTATTCAAATATATCAGTTACTAGGTGGTAAAGAATATAAATATGATAATAATAACAATTTATTATTGACTACCATCTGTCACGGGGGAGACTCTTTAAAATTATATTATTATACAGAAAATAAAACTTTTCACTGTTTTACACATTGTTCAGAAAGTTTTGATATATTTGAGCTTATTCAAAAAGTATTTGGATATTCATTTATACAATCAGTAAATTATGTAGCGAATTTATTTGGAATAAAAAATAATAAACGAAATGGTTTTATTACTAATTATTTAATAGATGATTGGCATGTTATTAACAAATACGACAAAATAAAAACACATAGTGCTCAAAAATCATTAAAAGTATATAACGCCAATATATTAAATTTTTATTCAGATTATTATCATCAATCATGGATAGATGATGGAATAACAGTAGAAAGTATGGAAAAATATAAAATTAAATTTGATATAGCAAATAATAGAATAATTATACCTCATTTTGATATAGAAGGTAATTTAATAGGTATTAGATGTAGAAATCTAAAATCAGATGAATTAGAAGCTGGTAGGAAGTATATGCCTGTTTACATACAAGGAAATGAATATAAACACCCTTTGGCTTTAAACTTATATGGTTTTCACCATAATAAAGAAACTATTAAACGTACTAAAAAGATTATGTTGTTTGAGGCGGAAAAAAGCGTACTACAAGCAGATACTATGTTTCCTGATAATAATTTTACTTGTGCAGTATGTGGTAGTTCAATATCTAATTATCAAAGGGATATAATATTATCTTCAGGTGTTAGAGAAGTATTTATAGCTTTTGATAAAGAATTTGAAGATAGTGAAAGTGATGAAGCAAATAAGTATGCAGAAAAAATAAAAAGAATTGCTGCAAAATTTGCACCCTATATAACCACTTATGTATTGTGGGATGATATGAATTTGCTTGATTTTAAAGATAGTCCAAGTGATAAAGGTAAAGAGACTTTATTGGAATTAATGAAAAATAAATATGAAATTGTAACGAAAGTTGAGGATTGAGAATGGAAGAATATTCTTACAGTAAATTAGATACATTTGAACAATGTCCATATAGATATAAATTAACTTACATAGATGGTTATAGATCGGAAGAATCAACACTTGCATTGGATTTAGGTTCTACTGCTCATAAAGGTAAAGAAATATGGGGAGAATTCTTAATTAACAACAAAGAACCAGATTTAGAGCATATTTTAGATGTTGTTCAAAATGGTAGAGAGTATTGGAAAATACATATTATAAATGGCAAAGAAGTAGAAGAAGAGTTAGAAGAAGATATTATGGGTTTTGATGAAATTAAAGAAAAATATTTTGAAGAATATTATCAAAGATGTTCTAAATCTGGAATGACTTATGATGAAAAAATTGACTTATATATTCAAAGTTTAAATCAAAAAGAATTAAAAAATGGATGGAAAGTATTAGAGGTAGAAAAACCTTTTCGCTTTATTTATGAAAATAAGTGTATATTACATGGGTTTATTGACAGAATTGACATAAATGAAAATGGAGATTTAAGAGTTGTTGATTATAAAACCTCTAAAGATATATATAAATCGGAAAAATTAGCTACACCTTTACAAATGTTTATATATGCATTAGCTTGTGAAAACATGTATGGTAAATTACCAATAGAATTTATTTATGATTTTATATTTTTAAACAAACAGCAAAATGCTTGTACTAATGGTTATTATAATAGAGGCACAAAGAAATTAAATAAATTATTAGATGATATTAAACAATGTTCAGAAAAAGAGGAATTTATACCTAAACCTTCACCCCTCTGTCATTGGTGTAGTTTTTCAAATAATACATGCGCCAAAGATAAAAAACTAAACGGTATGTGTGAATATTATTCATTATGGACTCCTAAAAACAAAAGATATGATGTTAATAAAAAATGGAGGGATTTTGCTAATAATACAGATAATCAAACCATAAAGAGAAAAGAATTCAAATGGTAGGTCAACTACCCAACGACTAAAGTCGTGGGAGGTTCACGGGTATAGTTATAGAAGGGAGGTAGCAATTCTTACGTAGCGTCTTTGTAAGAGACGTAATTCCTCCACGTGGCTAAAGCCAGTGGCTTCCTTGCGTAAGAATTTGTGATAATAAATGTGGTCATTACATAATCATTCAGATTACTCAAATGCCTCATTAGGCTTTGCAGACACAATAAATAAATTGGAAGATTTAATTCTTCGTGCTAAGGAAATAGGACTAAAAGGCATATGTATCACAGACCATGAATGTTTAAGTGCTCATTATAAGGCTCAAGTGCTTTCACAAAAATATGATTTTCCAGTAGCACTTGGTAATGAGATATATTTACAATCTCCAGAAGATTATGAAGAAGCCAAAGAAAATTATAAAAGTGGAATCACGTATTATCCTCACTTTATATTAATTGCAATTGACGATATTGGGCATGAGCAACTACGACAGTTATCAAGTATAGCGTGGAAGGATAATTCTTATTGGGCAGGTGGTATTTTAAGAAGACCCACCAAAACTATTGATATTGAAAAAATTATTGGAGGGAATAAGGGACATATTATAGCATCAACCGCCTGTATTGGTTCATTTTTTGCGCATAAAGTATTACAATTAATTAATGCAGAGATAGCAAAAAATGAAGATATAATATATGATATTAAAATTCAAATAGATAATTTTATTCAATGGTGCATAGATATATTTGGTTTAGATAATTTTGTAATAGAAATACAACCAGCAGCATTAAAGGACAATGAACAGTGGTTATATAATCAACGTGCAATTAAAATAGCAAAAGCATACGATTTAAAATATATTATAACTACAGATAGTCATTATTTAGGTAAAGAGGATAATGCTATTCATAAAAGTTTTTTAAATTCAAAAGATGCCGAAAGAGAAGTTGATGACTTTTATGCAACGGCATACTTAATGAGCGAACAAGAGGTTAGAGAATATTTTAAAAATAATATTTCTGAAGAAGATTTAAATAATGCTATTAATAACACAGATTATATTGGTAGTAAAATTAACGAATATGATTTATCGCATACACAAATTATTCCATTAATTACACCCAAAAACTTTGAGCTTAAACATTCTTTAATTGATTACTATGATAAATATGAGTATATCAAAAAATATGCTTATTCAAAAAGAGAGCAAGATAGATATTTATTATATCAAATTGAGAATACATTATATGAAAAAATTGATAAAAATAATATAGAATTAGCCATTGACAGAATTGATAAAGAATTAAAAGAATTATGGATAATATCGAATACATTAAATCAACCAATTGGAGGATATTATAATACGTTTGCTAAAATAATTGAAATAGTATGGTCTGATGGAGATAGTTTAGTATGTCCAAATAGAGGTAGTACAGGCGTAATGCTTATAGCATATTTACTTGGAATTACTCAAATTAATCCCTTGCCAATGGGAAATTTAATGCCACATTGGAGACATATTAGTGCAGAACGTGGCTTTGATTTACCGGATATTGACTTTGATACTGAGGCAGCAAAACGTAAACAAATAATTCAAGCAGTTAAAAATTATTTTGGCGAAAATAAAGTATTAAATGTATGTACTTTTGGAACATTATCCGCAAAAACTGCTATACAGGTAGCAGGTCGTGGATTAGAATATATTAGTGAAGATGTAGAATCAATAAGCGATCTTATTCCAATTGAACGTGGAGAAGTATATAGTCTCAATGATTGTTTATATGGCAATAAAGAAAAAAATAGACACCCTGTTAAAGAATTTATTAATGCAATACAAGAATATCCGGATATACTTGAAGTAGCATTAAAAATAGAAGGCCTTATAGTTCAACGTGGTGTCCATGCTTCAGGAGTAATTATAAGTAACGATGATTTTACAAAACATAATGCTTGTATGCTTTCACCCTCTGGCGATTTAACTACACAATTTGATCTACATGATAGCGAAAGCATGGGTGGATTAAAATATGATTTTTTGACAATTTCTGCATTAGATAGAATACGAAAAACTATGGATATGTTAATCGAAGATGGTTATATGGAGTGGCAGGGTTCTTTAAAGGATACATACGACAAATATCTACATCCAGATGTTTTAGATTATACCAATGAAGATATGTGGAATAAAATATCTGAAATACCATCATTATTTCAATTTGAAACCAATGTAGGCTCAGAAGCAGTTAAATTTGTAAAACCAAGAAATGTTACAGAATTAGCTGTTGCGAATTCATTAATGAGACTTATGAGTGATGGAAACGAAAGCCCGCTGGAACAATTTGTACGATATAAAAATGATATTAATGCTTGGTACACAGATATGAAGGAATATGGTTTAAATAATGAAGAAATAGATATACTAAAAGAGCATTTATTAGATTCATACGGATTGGCAGATAGTCAAGAAAAAGTAATGGTTTTATCAATGGATGAAAGAATATCTAATTTTTCATTAAAAGAAGCAAATTTATTAAGAAAATCTATTGCGAAAAAATCTTTTGAAACATTATTAAGAACAAGACAAATGTTTTATGAAAAGGGCAAAGAAGTGGGAACTAGAGAAATATTTTTACAATATGTTTGGGAGGTAGTATTTGCAAAAAGTTTTGGATATTCTTTTTCATATCCACATTCTTATGGATATACAATTATTGCCTTACAAGAAATGAATTTATACTTTTTCTACCCATCAATATATTGGAATGCAGCATGTTTAATAGTTGATTCTGGAAGTGATGAAAATAATGAAAACAACAAAGGTACTAATTATGGAAAAGTTGCAACAGCTATAGGGAATATGCAAACACATGGAATAAACATATTGCCACCAGATATTAATAAGTCTAAATTTGGTTTTAGTGTTGATAATACTAATAATTCAATAATTTTTGGATTAAAAGGTATATCTAATATAGGTGACGATGTTGCTTTTACCATTATTAATAATAGGCCATATAGTTCATTGTTAGATTTTATTCATAAAACAGAATTAAGCAAGGTGGCAATAATTAATTTAATTAAGGGCGGTTGTTTTGATAATATAGAAAATAAAGATCGCACTTTAATTATGAAAGATTACTTACAATATTTAGCCGAAAAGGAAAATCCTAAAAAAGATAATCTCACTTTACAAAATCTCGATAAAATAGTGGAATTGGGCATATTATCTGAGGAAGATAATATGTATGTAAGATATTATAACTTTAATAAATATATTACTGATAAACAATTTATTGTAGAGAAAAGAGGTAATAAAAATTATTACATAGCTAAAGATAAAGCATTTTCATTTTTTGAACAATATTATGCACCTCATTTAAAAGAAGATGTAGACTTTGTTTACACGAATGATGGCATAGTATTTAGTAAATCGGCTTATGATAAAATTTATAAAAAATATATGAATGAATTTCGTAACAAATTAAACTCGAACTATTTAGATAAATATAATAATGCTATATATTATAATTTTATAGAAGAAAATTGGAATAAGTATTGTAAAGGTACAATATCAAAATGGGAAATGGATGCATTAAGTTTTTATTATCATGAGCATGAATTAGCTAACGTAGATATAAAAAAATATAATGTTAGCAACTTTTCTGATATTCCAGAACAACCAGTGGTTGAAGGTGAGTATAAACGTAAAGGTAAAACGTTTCCTAAGTATAAGTTATATAAGATTATTGGGACAGTTTTGGACAAAGATAAAAATAAACATACTATATCTTTACTCACTACAGATGGTGTTGTAAACGTAAAATTTTATGCAGGACAGTTTATACATTATGCTAAAAATATATCAAAAATAAATGAAGATACAGGAAAGAAAGAAACAATAGAAAAAGCATGGTTTAATAGAGGTAATTTATTGATGATCAGTGGAATAAGAAGAGATGAAAAATTTATACCAAAGAAATATACTGACAGCGTATTTAATCATACCGTTTGTTTAATTGAAGACATAATTAATAATGGTAAAGATTTAATATTAAAATTAGAAAGAGAATATTCTTAAATAAATAAGAGGTGTAAAATGACCGATATTCTTGAATGTAAAGTACAAATAAATAAAGTTTTATATCCAAAAGGTTCTGTTGTGTGTGGAGATTGGGGAATAGTAAGCTTATCCCCTACAGAAATTATAAACGGAGAACCTGTTTTAGACAGTTGGGGTTGTTTTATAGGTAAGGGTTTATTGCCTGATATATCTTATACAGAAACATATAAGTTTGTTGGTAAATTGGTTGAAGATGAGAATTATGGATTACAGTATGAAATCATATCATTAGGAACAGGTTATGATTTAACCGATAAAAATGATCAAAAATTATTTTTATCACACATACTTACAGATAATCAATTACATGCTTTATATGACATGTATAACAATCCATTTGAAATAATTGAAAAGGAAGATATAGAAGCATTATGCAAAGTTTACGGTATTGGTGCTGTTACTGCACAAAAAATTATAAAAAAATATCAAGATAATATAGACTATAGTGAAATCTTAGTTGCATTAGATGGATATGGTTTAACTAAAAACATGATATCAAATCTTTTAAGCACATATAAAAATCCATATGTAGTAATCAATAAAATAAAAGAAAATCCATATATCTTAATCAATGAAGTAGAAGGTATTGGGTGGAAAAAAGCTGATGCGATTGCTATGAAATCAGGTATTGGAAAATTTTCAAAACAAAGAACAAAAGCATTTTTGATATATTATTTCGAACAAGAAGCACAAAAAGGTAATTCGTGGCTTTATCCTTCTGATATTTTAAACGCAACCGAAGAAATATTAGAAATTGATGATATTGACCAGGAGTATTTTAAAGAGATACTTTATGAATTAAAAGATGAAGATACGCTTTATTGGGACGACACAAAAGAATTCATAGCTTTAAAAAAGTATTTCAATTTAGAAAACAATGTTGCCAATGAATTATTAAGATTATTACATAGTGAAAATAAATTTGAATATGGAGATTTTAATGAAAAAATAAAAGAAATTGAAGAAAAACAAGGTTTTGAATTTGATGAATACCAAATAAAAGCCATAAAACAAGGATTGGACAGTAATGTAATTGTAATTACAGGTGGAGCCGGTACGGGGAAAACAACTATCGTAAATGCCATAATTGAGTTACTAAAAGAAAAATACAGCTTTGTTCAAACAGCTTTAAGCGGCAAAGCAGCTTCAAGGATGGAAGAAGTAACTGGCGAAAAAGGATACACAATACATAAATTATTAGGATATTCCCCTCGTGAGGGTTTTACTTACACGAAAGAGAACCCAATGGATTATGATATAATTATATTAGATGAAATATCAATGGTTGGAGGTGAATTATTTTATTCTCTTATTCAAGCAATTAAGAAAGATGCTAAACTAATTATGATCGGTGATCATAATCAGCTAGAGCCTATAGGGGTTATGAATGTATTAAAAGATTTAATAGATTCTGGAATAATTCCTGTAGCTATATTGAATAAAATTCATAGACAAGCAGCTAAAAGTGGTATAATCACTGAAAGCATGAAAGTTAAAGACGGAAAACAACTAGTTAGGAATGGATGGACAGGAATAGAGATAAGAGGTGAATTACAAGATTTTGTAATTGATTCTTATGATGATAAAATACTTACTGCTCCCAAAATTATTGAATGGGTTAAAAGTGAATATAGCAAAAGGCCTAATATAATAGATATTCAAGTCATAGTTCCCGTTAAAGAAAGGGGGGATGCTTGTACTTTTGAACTTAACAATGAATTACAAGAAATTTTTAATCCACCACAAAAAAATAAAAAAGAAATATCTATTAATAAATTTAATAAAAAATATATACTAAGAGAAAATGATAAAGTAATTAATGTCGTCAATTGTTATAATACTTATACTCCTGATGGTAAAAAAGAACCTATTTTTAATGGCTATGTTGGAATAATAAAAGGTATATATGATGACTATATGATAATTGATTTTAATATTTGTGGAGAAGTTATAATATCAGAAAAAATATATAGAAATATTGAACTTGCTTATGCATGTACAGTTCATAAATTTCAAGGTAGTCAAAGCCCTATAATTATTTTTGGAATAGATTTTTCTTCATATACACTATTAAATAAAGAAATGATTTATACTGGTATCACTAGAGCATCGGAAAAGTGTATTTTATGTGCAGAAAATTCAGCTTTACGACATGCGATTAATAATTCTAACATTGTGCAAAAACAAACTTTTTTAAATAAATTACTAACCATAAAACAAAGTATTTAAAACATAAAACAAAATAGAAACAATTTAACCCTTGACAAATTAAAAATAACCTGATAAAATAAAAACACAAAACAAAATAGAAACAAAAAATAATAAATGAGGTAATGAGTCGTAAGTTATGAATACATATGAAATAATAAACTATTTACATATTTTAAAAGATCAATTATATAATCCACGTAGTAGAGATATAATTGTTCAAGTATGCGCAAGATTAAAAGCGCAAGACGAACGCATAGACGAATTATTTGACGAGATTATAGCACGGGATAAGATTATTGCAGAATACGATGACAAAATAGAGCGTGGCGAGTTGGTTGAGGTTGTAAGGTGTAAAGACTGTAAGTATTTTAAAGAATCTGAAATAACAAACCGCTGTTTTTGTACATACCATGACGATGATGTTGAAATGTTTAAGAATGATTATTGCAGTTATGGCGAAAGGAGAGCCGACAATGAGAGAGATTGAAGAAATTAAAGCGGATATTGAAAAAGCTAAACATTGTGAAAAAATCAGAAATAAATCAAGAAATATATGTAACAACTCACCGTGTAAAACTTGCGAATTTGACACTGTGTCTATTTGCAGACTGAATGAGCAACTACAGGCGCAGAATGCGGCAATGAAGGAGGCACTGGAATGGGCAGGAAGTACGTTAGGACAATCACCCTGCTTATGTCGTGCCGATAGTGAGTGTATGAGGTGCCAAGCCCTTACAGCAATAGATAAGGCAGGAGGTGAGGGCGTTTGAAATGTAATGAAATCGGTTTTGGTACAGGATATTGTGCTTACGCAATTTATCTTCCTTGGAAAGCAAAATTTGAATGGGAAGATGAATCGCAACGAAGACCAAAATGTGTATCAATAGATAAATGTTTATTACCTGAAATAATACAATTATGGGAAATGGGAATTAAAACTACTGGTTGTTGTTGTGGTCATGGTGATTTTAGTAAAGCTTTTATAGGAGTAAGAAATGAATATATTGATAAAATGAAAGCGATGGGATATAAAGTACAGTATAATCCTTGTAGACCTAATGATGAAGACGGTTTTATACCTAAAACAAAACTAATTTATAGGGAATCTAAAAATAATGGGGAATGGGATTAGCCGAAATAGACAAGGCGATAGGAGGTAAGGAAGATGTTTGAGAGGTTGACGGAAAGAACGTCTGACGGAATAGCATATACAAAAATACCACTGAACGAAAGCCATCTGAGCAAACGAGGGGCAATAGAACAATGCTTTACTGGGTTTGTTGCTGACCGCCTTGCCGCCTA